ACCCTTGACCCAAGTGGTGTGGCAAATGTATTTTCAATATCTCTTTTTACTAATTCAATATTATTGAGGTTATAGGGAGGGGAAGGCTGTCCTACAGTGTTGAATCCAACAAAGTAGGGCTTCCTATTAATCCGTTTTGGTTGAACTAACCCTTTCTGATTTGATGCCATATAATTCTCTTTCTGTTATTTATCAAGAGAATTAAGTAGGACTATATTAAGCGGAAGATTTTCTATTTGCCCAATATTCCTTCATTTTTATCGATCTTTTTATTTTTGATTCTTCCGAGATAATCTGTTTCAATCTTGCATCTTTCATCTTTTGTTTAGACTCATCGGAATGTGTTTTACCATAAAAATGATTATTTTCACCTATATGAGACCTGCTTATTTTTTTACAGGTTTCTTCTGTGTGATTTTTACCTAAGTTTGCTTGTCTAAGTTTTTCTTTGGTATCTTCTGTCACCCGGTGGCCCATTTGTGCTTCGGACATATTCTTTCTTACTTCTACAGAACGATTCTGTTGTGCATATGTTATCTTATCTTGCACTTCCTTTGGTCTATTCTGTTGTGCTGCAGACATTTTCTGTCTTGTTTCATCAGACACAATCCTATTTGACATTATTTCGGCATGCTTTCTTCTTAACCACCCATATTCTTTATTATTTTTAACTCGATTTATCATCCATTTTGCTGCATATATTAAACTGGGATTATTATATATTTTTACCAATAATAGATGTGCCACAAGATGTTCTTCTGGTGTAAGATCGACTAAATTTATAGGATCATTAGTACCTCCTATACATCTCGGAATAATATGATGATATTCGGTGTATCCGTTTATTGTTCTGCATCGTGCTCTTTCTATAAGGCGAGTATAATGTATATTATAATTCATCTAAATCTCTAAATAAATATTATAATATTATTTATCCCTTTCGGTCGCAGCCGTTTGGGTCAACATTATTAACAATCATGGTAATAATATTTGGACCACGACGACCCACTTGTGTGAACCACCTTGATTGCCTTAGTGAATCTCCTGCGGCATTGTAATTTCTTGCCTTCATTGCAGCTATAAATCTTACAAACTTTGAGAGTCTTCCTTCTCCCATATTATAGCATAGGTCAGCACAGGCACGTTTTCTTATATCTGTTAATTCGCCCCATACATCAATACCTAATAATCGTTGGGCGCCTGATATAGAAATAGATGCATCTTGTTCAAACCACTGATCTACTTGTTCCTTAGAAATAATAGTTGGTACAGGAAATTTTATCTTTTCATTTGTACGCAATAGGTGCCCAATTCCACCTGTTGGTAAATTTTTTGTATCTAAGTAAGAAACATATTTAATACCTTCGTGAATCTTTAGTTGACACTTATATGCCTCCAGATTAAAATTCTTCGAAATCGCACTTTCATCTGCTGGCGTTGGTGGTATATCTGTATTATTCGCGCCAGGTGTTGTATCGGTTGGTGGTGATGCGGTTGCCTCACTGCCTGCGCCACCTGAGCCCGGATATGTTTTTGCCCCGTCTGTTTGCGTCGGTGTATAGCCTGTAATTGATTTGAATGTGAAATTTTCATGTTCTGGACATGGTTCATAGGTCGGTAATGTACTAACCGTTGTCTGTAATGCCTCAGCATTTCTTTTAAATTTAGATTCTGGATCAGACCAAGTGGCAAGAATATTAATCTTCTCAACCTGTTGTTTAATTTCTGCTGGTGTTGATTTAGTTGCCTTTGATGCAGCACTTGCATCTGTGGGCGAAATAGGTTTATTAGTTGGGACGGCACCACCGAGTTGCACGGCGCCACCAAGGAAGGAACCTGCTGTAACCTTTAAAGTTGAATTTATTTCGACGCCGCCTGTAATTCTCGACTTGCCTGTAATATCAAAGAATTTTGCTGCTGAAAGAATATTTGTATCAGCTTTTAGGTTGATACTTGTACCTGTACTAATTGATGTCATAGTTCCAGATTTCAAATTATACTCTGCATCTGTTTGTGTATGAATATCGCCGGCCGACTTGTAATCTTGTTTTCCAGAGGTAGTGGTTAGCGCATAATTGTTTTCAATTAGAACAATATTATCTTTGCCAACGGTTATAAAGAAATCCTTAAGCACATCTATATTTGAATTATTCTTTACTGTTTGAAAAGAATCTTTATGAACAGTTGTGTGCATATTATTGAGTGCTTGTACTACAATATTGCCGCCCTCACCAGCGCCTTCACCTACATATTTGTATAATGGAATAGTTTGTGTATTAGGGATATTATTAATATCGTATGTGAATGTCGTAGTGGAAGTAGTTGTATCTTTAGCAGCCTTCATAAAGATATTTTGACCTGCTTCAATATTGATGTTTCTATCTGCACGTAGGTTAATGTCTTTCTGAGCACGCATTGAAATATTTGTTGCACCAAAAATATCTATATTACCCTTCTGATCCATTTGCACCCAGGCAGTACCGTCTCGATTAATTAGGTAAACGAATCCATTTGTTTCATCTAGTTTAATCTGTGCTCCAGATTTAGTAGTTAATTGAACATACTCGGATCCGCTCTCGTCATCCATAATAAAGGATGAACCGCCCTTTCTTCTAATATTAGCAGGAGACGCGGTAGTGTCGATAACTGGTCCCGGTGTTAGAATTCCAAAAACTGTACTAGGGGATTCGCGGCGAGCACTTGAGGTGGTAATACCGCGGCCTTGGTCGGTAATTAATCCCTGATTTCCCAATCCTTGAAACTTTGTTTTTTCGTAAGGTTTAGTTGCTCTGTCGGGCTGCGTTACCTTTAGATCCCATTTATTATATTCAGCTACGGGTATTAATTTTTCCGGATATTGATAATTATTCGCATCAGCAGCCATGCCGGGTATCATATTATTCATATACTGATTATATAATGATCCAATCCATATACCGCGTGAGGCATCACCATTAACAAACATAACCAATACCTGGTTATTTACATCTGGCGGAATCATCCACATGCCATATGAGGTTTGCGTTACTTCAAATGATTCTATATTTGATTTGCTTGTACTTTCATTATTTGTTGCTCCAGCAAATGGCGAACAATAATTTACAATAATCCATCCGTCTGGATTTTCAGGAGAAGATCCAAATTCGGGAATCCATACTCTCAATCTTCCATTTCGTTGAACATCTTGTGCATCTTTAACAAATCCAACAAATACACCAAATAAGGCTGCGACACGACCCATTGGTTGAAATTTATCATTGTTTGTTGTAGAGGTTGTTCTAGCATGTGTATTTAGATATGGCATTATTCACCTCCCCGTATTCTGTCTACTCTAATTGTAGTATCGGGTAATGATGATCTTAAAAGTCTGTTAGTTTCGGCAGCACTCTGGTCCGGTGCTAGTTCTATGTCCGGCACTGCATTTGCATTTTCAATGCTTCGCAGAAATTCTGGAAAATCTGAGAGATTAATTAAGTTATCAAGTATACAGGTGAGTTCTTGTGTAAATTTTCCAGAGGAAAATCTACTAACAATTGTAATTACTTTATATATTCCACTAAATGTCTCTACTTCTGAATATGGATCGGTTATGCCTGTTGTTTCATTGTATATGCGTGGAGTTCTAAAACGAATAACAATAAAATTATCAGTTCCGAATAAATTTACAGAGCCTGGATTATTTTTATGCCCAAATTTAATAAGCTCGATTGCATCTCCAGAATCCATATTTGATTTATAATTTAATACTTCTGTACCACCGGGGATATTAGCCGGGAATAACCAAAAAGGATCACCCTTGATGACAATTTTAATTTGTTGCAAACTTGCATCTAATGTTGAATATAGTGCAGTAGAAAATACGCTGGCGGTCCGTGATCTGCCAGCGTCGCTTTGTGGATCAAGGCCAAATGCTAAGTTAGTCTCCTGAACTCCTTCCCTAAATGGGATTGGTCGTAATTTTCCCCTTCTACTTGATTGTGCAATTTTCTTTGCTTCTTGTGCAGCTGGCGAATATATGTCAATATCCGAAATAAAATTAAGATCGGATTTATTATTACTAGCAAGTGATTGTGCATTAATTCTTGTACGATTTAATTCACCATCAGCATCAAGCCCGCCGGCCTCTTTAATCTCGGTCACGAAATTTACACGATCTGTTGGTTTAGCTTTTTCTAATATTTTAGCATATCGTGATTTTAGTTCAGGTGAGATATTTGTTGCCAATATAGATGATCTTGCTGCTGCTATTTCGACATCGGCATTGTTTGCATTTGCTGGATCATTAATAAATTGTAAAGTTTTTCTCACCTTATCGGATGCTTCTTGTTCATTTTTTGCATTTTCCTGTTGAGACACACCTTTATCACTTATGGCCGTATCATAAAAAACTCCGCCAAATCTAGCTAAGGTAGCAGCAAAAGAAAAATTCATATTAAGATCAAACGACACAATTTGATCATTAAGTCCCGTAAATATATAATTATATTTCTTTTTTAATATCTCCCTGCTAGCATAGGTAGATAATCGTTTTCTAGCAGCGATAAGTGTCTCGGATGTTTGTGCGGTCTGTGATGGAGTTGTTTCAATTAATCCGATATCATAAGGGACAACATAGATTGTAATTTCGACGGCATTATCCTGGCGTAACATATCGAATGCAATAGGTTTAGTTTCAGTGACAATTCTCCATAATTTTCTCATAGGTGCAGCATCATTCGCAGACTTAGGCTCTGATGTAGGGGTATCAGAACTTTGTAAGAAGTCTTGAAATTCGGGAGAACTGCCAAGTAATGAGTCAACAATTTTATCAATACCAGTACCCTGATTATAAGAGGCAACTTTCTTATCAAGGTCAATAAAATCTCCTGCACGAGAGGTATTTTTATTTGAGGATGGCACTGCAATTTTAATTTTTGCCAAATCTGGATCTACTATTATTTCATAGGTATCCGGAATACTATAGTTGTCTAATAATTTTTCATATTGATCTGCATTTAACTTTTTCTTAAGATCATTCATGGCATTGCCAAAATTTGTTAATCCAGATAACACTACATTATGTTGAATTGCAAAATATGAACTTGATTGTGCTAATTCATCGTAGACAATTGCATCAAAATCATACTTTGTTCCAACTAAAGTTACGTTCGCCTTAGCATTTGTAAGTTTTACGGGCCATATCCATTTAAGTTGACCCAATTCGCCTGGTGCGCCATTTTCTACGACTTCTTTAGTAACGGGATCTCTTCCTCGAAATTCTAGTTGTAAGAAACATGGCATGACTAACCAATTACCTATACCTAATGCCAATGATTCATAATACATTTTATCAAGCAGGCCTGCCCCTGATGGTTCGGTAATTTGAAATTTAATTATAGTCTGTGTACCTGTACCTGCCTCAACTGAGGGCACAGCAATGCCATTCAATTCTACATTATCTATTGTTAAATCTGATACACCACTTTCAGCAATAATTGTCTGGGCTGACGGTGTTAAGACCTTTCCCGAAGATGCTGCACCCAGTGATGTAATAAATAATTTCCAATGATATGTGTAGATATCGTAATTGTCGAACACATTAGGTTGAAAATTTATTTCAATCTTTCTTGTATCTGTTACAGTGGTATCCTTTTTATGAGAAAAGGTACTAGGTACCGCATCATTGCTTCCTCGCAATGAATCCGGTTTATGTACTGTAGGTGGCACAGCCAGGGGAGGATTTTTATTACCTCGTCCATATCCAGCATCATTTCTAACACCATCTGTTGTTGCAACTCTGGCAGATAATCTCTGTTCAGTAGCACCGCCACCACGACGACCTATTGTAAATTTTTCAGCCATAAATTATTGTTTTAAAATATTAACAGGAATATAAATTTCTAAACCCGCAACAAAATCGTTAATTGGATCAATAATAAGATCTGGGTTCCTCATACAAAATACCCACCATAGTTTTGGTGTCCCGTATTCCTGATTACTTAGTAAATCCGGGCGCTGATTAAATTCGGGGGGTATAATAATAATCTTATCAAATTCACTCTTTGGTACAGTTCGTGGAACCCATAGGTCGAGATACCAATTCCTAATTGGGGTTAGTTTATATTGACTTGTATCTTTCGAATTTGATGCCATTAGATATATCCATTAT